GACCATGAGGCCTACATGGTGGGCTGCGAGATCGTCAACACGCCCGAGCTGTTCATGCAGGTTCCAGAGGCCGAGAAATGGCCCATCGTGGCCGACTCCGCCAGGCCGGAGACCATCAGCCACATGAAGCGCAACGGCTTTCCCAAGATCATGACAGCGGTCAAAGGCCCCAAGTCGGTCGAGGAAGGCATCGAGTTTCTCAAGAACTACGACATCGTTGTCCACCCCCGCTGCATCCACACCATCGACGAACTCACCCTCTACAGCTACAAGACCGACCCCCTTACAGGCAAAATCCTGCCCGTGCTGGAGGACAAAAAGAACCACGTCATCGACGCTCTGCGCTACGCCTGCGAAGCCGTCCGCCGTGCCGGGTCATCCAAACCAGCCACTTTCACACCAATTGCCACTGCCCACCGGTGGTGAGACAATCGCACAAACCCAAGGAATCCCCCAATGGCCCGACTTTCCACAGAACAACGCCTCGCCAACCTGCACGCCGATGCAATGGCGCAATTTGATGACGTGCAAAGCGCCCTGCGCGATGAACGCCTGCAATGCCTCCAAGATCGGCGCTTCTACTCGCTCGCTGGCGCTCAGTGGGAAGGCCCACTCGAACAACAGTACGAGAACAAACCCAAGTTCGAAGTCAACAAGGTCATGCTGGCCGTCATCCGCGTGGTCAACGAGTACCGCAACAACCGCATCACGGTTGACTTCGTGTCCAAGGACGGCGAAGACAACGACAAACTGGCCGAGGTCTGCGATGGCCTCTACCGCGCAGACGAGCAAGCATCCGTGGCCGATGAAGCCTACGACAACGCCTTCGAGGAAGCAGTCGGCGGCGGCATCGGTGCATGGCGTTTGCGCACCGTCTACGAAGACGAGGAAAACGACGAAGACGACCGCCAGCGCATCCGCATCGAACCCATATTCGACGCTGACAGCTCCGTTTTCTTCGACCTCGGGGCCAAGCGCCAGGACAAGAGCGACGCCAAGTATTGCTACGTTGTCACCTCCATGACGACCCAGGCCTACAAAGACACCTGGAACGACGACCCCACCAGCTGGCCCAAAGAGATTCACCAGTACGAATTCGACTGGTGCACCCCCGACGTGGTGTACGTGGCCGAATACTTCAAGATCGAGGAAAAGACCGAGACCATCCGCATTTTCCAAAACATCGCAGGCGAAGAAGAACGCTACACAGCAGCCGAATTCGAGGCCGACGAAACCCTCGAAGACACCTTGGCGGCCATCGGCACCCGCGAAATCCGGCAAAAGAAAGTCAAGCGTAAGCGCGTTCACAAATACGTCCTGTCCGGCGGCAAAGTGCTCGAAGACTGCGGCTACATCGCAGGCAAGTGCATCCCCATCGTCGTCGTGTACGGCAAACGCTGGTTCGTCGATAACGTCGAGCGTTGCATGGGCCACGTTCGCCTTGCCAAAGACGCCCAGCGCCTCAAGAATATGCAGCTATCCAAGCTCGGCGAGATCAGCGCACTGTCATCGGTCGAGAAGCCCATCCTGACCCCCGAGCAAGTCGCAGGCCATCAGGTCATGTGGTCAGAGGACAACCTCAAAGACTACCCGTACCTGCTCATCAACCCGATGACCGACCAGAACGGCAACCAATCCGTCAGCGGCCCAGTCGCCTACACCCGCGCCCCCAACATCCCACCAGCCATGGCTGCGCTCTTGCAAATCACCGAAACCGACATGCAGGACATTTTGGGCAACCAAGCCGGTGCCGAAAAGATGGTCAGCAACATCAGCGGCAAGGCAGTGGAGATGATTCAGGCCCGTGTCGATGGCCAGTCCTTCATCTACATGAGCAACTTCGCCAAGGGCATGAAGCGCTGCGGCGAGATCTGGCTCTCCATGGCCCGTGACGTTTACATCGAGGAAAAGCGCAAGATGAAGACCATCGCCCCCACAGGCGAGTCCGGCATGGTCGAGTTGATGCAGCCCACCATCGACCAAGAAACCGGCGAAGTCGTGCTCGAAAACGACCTCAGTTCAGCCACCTTCGACGTGGTGTCCGATGTCGGCCCATCCAGCAGCAGCAAGAAATCTGCCACCGTCCGCGCCATCACAGGCATGTTGCAAATCACCCAAGACCCCGAGACCGCGCAAGTGCTCACGGCCATGGCCATGATGAACATGGAAGGCGAAGGCCTCAGCGACACAAACGCCTATTTCCGCAAAAAGCTCTTGCGCATGGGCGTGGTCAAGCCCTCCGACATGGAGCGCGAAGAACTCATGGCCGAAATGCAAGGCCAGCCGCAAGACCCCAACGCCCTCTACCTGCAAGCCGCAGCCGAGGAAGCCACAGCCAAAGCAGCCAAAGCCCGTGCCGATACCGTCAAAACCGTGGCCGATGCAGAACTCAGCCGCGCCAAAACGGTCGAGACACTGAGCAACGTGGACATGGACTCCCAAGACCACGCCCTGAACCTTGCCCAGCAAATCGGCGGCATCGTTCAACAAGAAGTACAACCAGTTGTCAACCAACCCACAATTGGGTGACAATTGCACACATACGGCACCCGCCCAGCCGTTTCAATTGGGTGAGTTTCACAGGGTCAACGATGAACACAAAGGCAGATCAGGAAAACGAGCACAACGACGATGACACCATCGTCTTGGAGGACGAGGGCCAAGATCAACCAGAAGCGCAAGCCGATGGCGATCAATCCCCAGCCCCCGAGGACGAAGGCGACAACGACGAAGTGATCGTCTCCATTGGTGAGGAAGCGCCACCTCCCGAAGAACCGACTCATGCCCCCGAATGGGTGCGCGAGCTGCGCAAAACATCCCGCGAAGACAAGCGCCGTATCCGTGAACTCGAAGCCAAGCTGCAAACCACCACGACTGAGAACAAGCCGGTCGCGCTGGGCGCAAAGCCAAAGCTGGAAGACCACGACTACGATGCCGACAAATTCGAGGAAGCACTGGCCACTTGGTTTGAGCGCAAGCGACAAGCCGACGATGCCAACGCCAAGCACGAAGCTGAAGTTATGACTCAGCAAAAGGCCTGGCAATCCAAACTGGACGACTACGGAAAAGCGAAAGCTGGCCTCAAGGTCAAAGACTTCGACGACGCTGAGGCCCAGGCCCAAGAGTTGTTCAACGTCACCCAGCAAGGAATCGTGCTTCAAGGTGCGGACAACCCCGCCCTGGTGATTTACGCGCTCGGCAAAAACCCCAAGAAGGGCCAAGAGCTGGCAGCCATCAAAGACCCCGTAAAGTTTGCCTTTGCGGTAGCGAAACTGGAGAAAGACTTGAAAGTTACCAACCGCAAGGCAGCACCACCGCCCGAACGAGTCGTGTCCGGCACAGGACGAGTCTCCGGGGCGGTGGACTCAACCCTCGAACGGCTGCGAGAAGAAGCGTCCCGCACTGGCAACATGACGAAAGTCATTCAGTACAAAGCGCAGAAAAAAGCAGCTTCCAAGTGATTTTTTAATTTAGGAACACAAAATGTCTAATGCATTTTCCAAAGAAGAACGCGTCGCCTTTGAAGACATCCTCGAAGGCTTCCAAGACTCCCTGGTCCTGTCGCGTCACGTCAGCGTGTACAACACAAACCAGACCGAGATGGCCCGTACCAACGACACCATCTGGCGTCCACAGCCTTACATCGCTCAGTCGCAGAACAGCACGCCCGGCACTCCCGTGACGTACCAGAACATGACCCAGTTGTCGGTTCCTTCGACAATCGGTTTTGGCAAGTCCGTGCCTTGGACAATGACCACCCTCGAACTGCGCGATGCGTTGCAAGAAGGCCGCCTGGGCGAGTCCGCCAAGCAAAAGCTGGCCTCCGACATCAACGTCGCCATCATGGCCAACGCTGCTGCCCAAGGCACTTTGGTGGTTCCCGTGTCTACCGCTGCTGGCGACTACGATGACGTGGCTCTGTGCGATGCCATCATGAACGAACAAGGCGTGCCAGACTACGACCGCTTCTTGGGCTTGTCCAGCCGCGACTACAACGGCTTGGCCGGTAACTTGTCTCAGGCCAGCCGTTCCTTCGGCAACGCCAAGTCCGACAAGGCTTACGAGCGCAGCTTGGTCGGCATGGTCG